GATTCACTTTTGAATTAGGGTCTATTGCCATAGGCTCTTTTGGAGCTTTAGGCGTATCAGGTGCAAGTTCTCCCTGTTTGTATCTTTCCATCATGTTCTTTTCTCCTATTTATTATTAATAATCTTTTTCATCAGCCATATTAAACAAAGACTGTTGTACATGCTCAGCACCAGGTTTGCTAGGTACATCTACATCATATGCAAATGGTTCCTGTTTTCTATGTGTGTGTTGAGAAAAATCAATATTAGTGTGTTCCCTGTTAGGCTGTTTGCCTTCAGGACTATCACTTAACTGACCTTGTTTAACTTTAGCTTTTGGATCGAATTTACTTTCCATATTGTCTCCTATTATCTTTTTACTTTTTTAATTTTAATTATATTCTTAGTAGGTATTACTGTATTTCCGCCACCTTGTTTTATAGACCCATTATCTTCAAATATAAAATCTGCCATAATAACTGTAGTTTTTTCATTTTGTTCTACTAACCAACCAAAACTACAACATATAGCTGTCTTAGATTTTTTTATATCAGGTATATCAGACCATTCACATGATCCAACAATATCTTCCCAGTATGCAATTACTAAATCATAAGGAAAATTTTTTTTATTTACTTCTGGTATTTTTCTTTTTAACAACATTAATATCCAAATTTATTATCTGCCATATGATGTGTATCTTGAACTGTTGAAAGTCTAAATCGTTGTGCATATTTAGGATGTGTAGGTCTGCTCATACATCCATATCTTAATGCATCATAGGCATGGTCTTCTGCATGAGTATCTACATCTTCAGGATTCTTATCATCAGTAGGTAACATTCCTAAAGTTCTAACTAGATTTCTACATGTCTTAAAAATTCTTATACCTGGTTGGTTATCTTTCACGGTTAATCTTTTGTGAACTTCTAACTTACCATTAATTCTGCTTTTGGGTGATCTATCTGATGGTCTCCATCTACAACCATTCTGTATCATAGTCTCTGCAATACTTGGACCAACATCACCTCTTCTAGCCCATGTACTAGCATCTAATACACCGTAGTGTATATATTCTCCATTCTCTAAAGTAAGTACTTGTCGTGCGAAATTATCTGCTGTAACTTTCTTGGTATACAATTCTCTATAGATCCAGAGATTGTTATCATAATCCACAGCAAACCAAAGCACACAAGCAGGAGAAGAATAACCCCAATCAGCAGCACGAAATTTATACCAACCCCTAGGTATTTCAAAAGGTTCGACCACGTGAGTTGTCTTGTTAAATTCTGGAAATGCTGAATCTTCATATGCGTCCCAATCTCCGTCTAAAAATTGTTTTCTTTGTACTTCGGGTAATGATGCAAGCATGATATAATAATCATCAGTTTGCATTAGATAGGGATTGTCTTGTAACTTAGCTGGAATAAATCTACGACTAATGTATTTTTTACCATTAGGTGTATCTATTCCTACATCAAAAGCTGTGTTAGGTTCTCCTGGTTCTACAAACATTTCTCGTACCCACTGTGAACCAACGTTGCCTGGATTACCTGTGGATCTCATAAACACAGGAATATCAGGATCTACACTTCTAAGTGATGATCTTAAAAAATTATATATATCTGGCGAATGATATTGTGGAAGTTCGTCTATTCCTATCCATGTGTAAGATTGACCTTGGTAACGTAAAACGTCTGTCATGTTTTCTGCGTAACCGAACTCTATCTTTGCTCCCGATGGGAATCGCCACTCTTTTTCTTGCTCTCTCCATTTTGCTCCTGGGTATGCTTTCGAGTATAATAACTGAGACTTTTGAATTAAGTCTCTTAACTCTGGCATTGTTCGTCTTATTAGGAGTGCTCGATGATGAGCTTTGGAACAGTATCGAAGTGGGTCTACTAGCATCGCATAGGATTTACCACCACCTCTTGCTCCACCATAAAAAACTTCTCTTTCAGAAGCTGCAAGAAATTGTGTCTGTGGACCTGAATTAGGTTTAAAGATAACCTCTTGCTGATTTATGTGCTCTTGTACTGTCTTAGGAGCACTCTCGATTTGATCTTTCGTAATGAGTTGAGTCTCTTTACCCTGTAAAGATTTATCTATAGTTAACAGTTTTGTTTTAATATTTTCTGCTGACCGTTTGGCAGATCTCAATGATTGCTCTGCCTTTGCAACTTTCTTACGACTGCGAGCTAGAATCTGTTGTGTTGACTTCTTGGCTTTCTTTTGAATTATCTTCTTGGGCTTCGGAGGTGCCACTTCTTTCAATTCGTTTTTTAAGTCCGACATGTGATATGTATCTTCCTGTTTTTCTACTTAGCCAAGATGCTGTTTCTCTTAATGAACAATTTTTTAAATAATCTTTTGCTTGATTAAGAGCTTGTAATTCTTCTTTAATGGGTTCAAGATAATTAGGATCATTTGATTGTTTAAAACCAAATGGTATAGTCCTAGCTCTCTTTTTTATTTTAATAGGTTCCACTTTAATTTATTGATTACCAGGACCTAATGTTTTTCGTAATTGTTCTTCTGAAAATTCAAATGCTCCTTCTGGAGTTGCAAAAAGTTTTCTATAGTAATTATAGAATTCCATAAATTGTTTTCCTACTGCACCATTACCTTTATAAGCTAATAATTTTTTTTCTTGATTTTTTGATAAACCATTTTTTACACTATCCTCAGTAGGTTTTCTACCTTTAGGATGCTCATTAGAATATGTTAATTTACTTTTGTCTATCTTCATCTTTTTTAGGGTTATCTTTTGCTGGTAATATAAATATACCGTGCAGAGCTTTCATGTTAATATCTAATTGATCCTTCTTAACAATGCCTACTCTGTCTAAAATTGAGTTTGCAGCTGCTAGACGAATACTTGCCTGTGGAGTAGTGCCGTCTTCATCTAGTAAGGCGATTAACCTATTAGCTGCTTGAGCAGAGTGCGTTGATAAATGATTCTCCGCTAGTTCTGTAATTTCTTTTTTTAAATTTCTTATAACTTTACTATAGCTATTTTCCGAGTAGCCAGCCAAACGTGCTGCTTCTCGTGGATTTCCTCTCGCTTCTGCGAACAATACGTCTAGAAACTTTTCCTGCATATCGGTCAAGTTTCTTTTTTGAGTTTTCGTTATAGAAGAATCCATGTCTTGCATTAATTAATTCCATTATCTCCTCAAATGGGAGATCTTTTACTTTATTTTTTAGCAACTCTGGTCGTTTTTTGTGCATTTAAGTAAGCTCTAAGTGATTTATGACCTGCTTTTTCCATTTGTTCCTTTGTAACTCTAGCATATGACTTACCTTTAAAGGAAAAAGTCTTTTGACCCTTAGCCATTTTAAATGCTTCAGTAAAAGATTTAGGTTTTTTATCACCATTATCTTTTGTTTTAGTAGAAGCTGTTTTAGTTGGCTTAACTGGGCTAGGTTTATTGCTAGATCTTTCAGGATTTTTAGGTTTAGCAGATTTTACAATCATTGCATCTTCAATAGATGCTATTTTACTCTTAGTTTGAGCTTTATCATACTTAGGTAATACACCACCCGTACCTTTTGGGAACAAAGGTCCTGAGAAAAGTTTTTTTAATTTACCTCTTCTTTCCGCTTGATCCTTTTTAAGGTTTTTAGAGTAGTCGCTTAAGTCTTTTTGTCCGTATTCTTTTGCCATAGTAATTTTTCCTTTAGTTTATATGTATTATTCGTGATGACCTTGTTTGTATGTGATTTGAGTGTGTTTGTGTGTCCGTTAAATAATACATATACTTACCATTATAGTGCTTATACGTAATTTTGTCAAGTATTATTTTTAGGTGTGACAAAGTTAGCATATTTTGTTGTTGACAAAATTAGTCATGGGGTGTATAATGTTATTAGGTACCCCCAGGGTCCCTTACGTCTATACTGGACCTATTTGTATGGTACCCCCTAGGGTATTCCTAGGGATATTGTCGGAATATTATACCCACAAATATAGCCCAGAGTTGGTTAACAAGGACTTTGGGGATTTTCTGGTAATGCTATATGTGTATACACACAGGGGGTGGCTGGTGCTGGCATGGGGTATAGTTTTTATTTATATATAGGTTAATTTTTTTATTTTTTTAGTAATGTCTTTAATGTCCCCTCGGGTTTTCCTCGGGTATTCCTAAAAATAAAAAGTGATTTACTTTCAAAACTCTTAGGGGTATCAAGGAATTTTGCCTGATATATACACTTAGTTAATCACTTAATTTATTTTTAGTGTAGCCAAAAAAAAACCCTCGCAATACTTTTAAATATTGCAAGGGTTAATTTGTTTTAATTGGTTGTTATGCTCGGTTTTTATTTATGATGCTTTTTTTATACTGCCATTAGTTTGTTGGTTTTTTTCGCAGTAGTCGTAAGCGTCTCTTATTGTATTGTCAGATATTAAAGAGCCAATATTTAAAATTGTCTCTAAAGTATCCTCAGACATAACCGACCAAAATTTTTCGTATTTCTTATTTTTGGCTAGGTCATAAACTTTATGCAAGTCATTATAAAATTTACTTGCACTTGTTTTAATGTCCGATTTATCTTTGTCTCTCGGCTTTGTGTCAGTACCACTAAAAGATTTCCACATTTTATCCATGCTCGTAGTATTAACTGGAATTAATGTTTTATCTTCATTTGGCTGATTTAAAAACTTAACTTTAAGTTTTTTATTTGGGTTTTCAACTTTGATAATTGGCTTAACTATTTTTGATACAGCTACAACTTCATTATCAATAACTTGTATTGACCCAAAATTATTAACGCTCATTAAAGCATTTCGTATTGAACGCTCTACAACCATTTCAAACGCTTTATTGATGTTATTTTTATCAGACCTGTCATAGTCAACTAAACCATAAGAGAATTCTCTCAATGATTTAAAAGTATCAAACCTTTCATTATTATCTTTAAGTTTGATTTTATCTTTTTGACTAGCTTGATAAGTGTTAATACATACAACTAATTCACTCGTAATTTTTGGAATATAATTAGTGAGTGATGTCGCTGTATTTATTGCACTTTGTAAAAACGATTTCAACTTTTTTGAATTTGCGAATTCAACTTGTTGGCTTTCGTTTTTTTGTTTTTTCTCGATTGTTTCGCTTATAGATTTAGACATATTTATCCTTATTAAGTTATGAACATAACAACCAATTTCCATCTTGCGAGTGAGTTAGTTTAGTATCAAATTTAATTTGGCTATAACTACTTTCAAATTGGGTTTATTTAGGTTGTGCATTATCAAAATAAACAAATCTTGAAATTTCAATTTAAACTTTTATTTTTACTTTGTCAATTCATATTAGAAATTAATTAAATTTTTGTTTTATTTTCTACATTGTAGATAATTAGAACATTTGTAGAACATCACACAACCTATAAAGGTATTCCGTTTGTGCATAGCTTAGCCCTTGACCTATGCAATTTGAACATATATACTTATAGTTGAAAGTGAGGTTTAAAAAATATGACTAAAACATTTTTCAGAGTCCGAAAAAATAAAATTATAAGTTGTATTTAGCTTTCAACCATAGGTATATATGCAAAAATTGCATACCT